GCATTAACAACGTAACATAAATGTCACGTTCCCAAGGAATCATATTCTCAAGTTCAAACAAACTATATTTGTGGTGCTGCATCAATGCAAAGTTTGTTTTGTAGTAATTCTCAAGGGTATCATAATGAAAAATTAGACGAAAAAACTTTCAAGTCCCTCCACATCAATACTGTGGTCGAACCCGCACTTATTACACTTAAAGTCTACTTTAGTTTTCAATCTAGGTAAGTTCTCAAAAAACACCTGCAACTTATCAAACTGTGATTGATTTAAAGACTCAACAAACTCAAGTAACTCTTCGGGTGTTGATTCTTTTGCATAATAAAACTGTTCACCATCATGAATGTATTCTATGCTTTCTGCGATTATCTTAAATGCAAATTCTTCAATACTTGATTCAGCATTAATTTTTTCCATTACAGAAAACTCAGGATATTTTAACTTAATTGTTATCTTATCGGTAATCTTAACTGTATCTTCTGTTCCTTCTTGCATTTCAACTCCAATGTCAAGAAGGTTTACTTTTACGTCCATTATGTTACCGCAAGGCTTATCAATTTCAACTTCATTGTTGCACTTGTATGAATTTTCAACAATTTCACCAACAGACCTTGCACGAAGATGTAGAAAGTAATATTCGACATCAACTACAGGAAGATGTTCGATGTCAATATCATCACTTAAGGTACAACTCGCAAGAACATTTTTGACGTTTGTTTTTACAGTTTCGCTGTCGTTGGCTTCAAGTGCCATCAGCAAATTTCTTTGTTCTTTAACAACAAATGGACGAAACTGTACTTTTCTTTTTGAAAGTGGCAATTCAAGTTCATAAATGGGTACATCAATTTTTGGCAAAGCCATAATATTTCTCCTTTAATATATCATTGCAAAGAATCTATTTTACTTGCAATACTCTTCATATCATAAACGGTTCCGGTGTCATTTGGATTCCCGCTGAATGTAGAATTCAAAAAGTTTACACCAGCATCTACAGCAGAACTAACTCCGGCATTAAATACTTCAGCGGCTAGACCTGTAATATCATTTCTTTCCCATGTGTAATATGCAAATACGACAGAAAGTTTATGATATGCAGATTCATTACTCCAATCCAAATCTAGTTGATTTACAGATAATGGAAATGCTTCATTCAATGAAACACTATATGTCTTCTTATTCTGCAAATCATATTGATTCACTGTAATGTTTGTCATGTAATCTTTTTTGTATGCTACATTAAACGTAGACCTAGGATTGATTAGATCCATCCATGCATCAAAGAATTTCTTTTCTAGCATATCGTCACTTACAATAAACGTAAATGTTGATTCGTTATATGTGCTGACATATGGATGCTTTTCTGTTGGTCCATAAATCTTTCGTTCTGTTGTTGCTAAAGTTCTGCTAGGTAGTTCAGCATTTTCACAACGCAAAGTTAATCTTTGACCAAGATTTCTGTACGATACAAGTTTTAAGGGTACAGGAATCTCGACATCAAATCTACTGGGTCTAGCAGCATCTCCTTTAAACGAAGATAGAAAATTACTTATTGTGCCGGCCATGTTATTCCTTTGCTGTTTCTAGTGATTCATTCCAAACAGTGGTTGTTTTTGCTTTTTGGAATCTATGTGTTGGTAAAAATATTGCTGTTTCCCATTCGCTAGGTTCTACTTTTAATGGTGGTGTTGCCATATTTGCATTTAAATATCGTTTGATACAAGGTTTAAATAGTCTATTAGATTTAGCACCAGCAAGAATATCGTATGTCACTCTAAGTTTTTTAATATCATTATTATCATCATATGATGCATATCCTAAAAGTTTATCTAAAAATACTGCTCTAAACATTGGAGGAAGATAATGCAGATTTAATCCCAGTATTCCATCATTATATCTTTCAAGAACAAGAACTAAAGGAAAAACATCATAATATGGTAATTTATCTGAATATTTTGGTTCGTAATATAAAAAATAAAGACCACCTATAGTTGGTCTTTTTGTAAATCTGTCTCTTTCTCTTAAAATTCCTTTTGATAATGCTGTTGGATTTTTTAATTTCTTTACTTCTTTTTGTAACCATTCAATACTCTTTTTTGAAAAAGTATCGTGATTCAGTGAGGAATGCTGTTGTGCTAAGGTTGTTAACTTTGACGGTCTGATTGTCATTTATATTCCTATATGTTTTTCTGTCAATATTTTAAATTCCCAACCTCTATCAAGACAGTATTCTTCTGCGTACTTCCACTTTGCTTGGTTGACTCCATACGTCACAACTTCTTGAATATATTGCTTAGTTATTCTTTGTTTTTGTTTTGGTTCTTTTGTTTCTCTATCGGGTTTAACTTCAACTACCATAGTTTTTACTTTACCTTCTTTTGTTTTAACCTTAACAAAAAAGTCAGGAAAATATCTATGTGGCCGACCATCAACAGGTGATATATATGGTATTATAAGTTCTTCAGAACCCCATTCGATTACATCTGGATTTCTGTCAAACCAATTCATTACACGAACTTCCCATGATGACCTTGCCCATATATTGTTATAGTCACCAAGATACTTTTGTGGATTCTTTGGTTTCCATCTAATGGGTTGAGGACGGCTCATAGTATAAATAATTTCCTTAAAAAATTAGTATAAATATTTATACTCTATTCTAGAACAACAACCATGGCTATATTAAATCAAATTGGTGGTATATCAACTGGCGGATTAACAGGCGCACTTGAAGGTCCTTTGGGTAAACTATTTGGAAGTAAAAAAGGTGTGCAGATGTTTCAATATCCTAGAGAATTAGGAAATGATCCTTCGCGTATGCATATTGTTCAGTTTTCAATAAGAAATGTTCAACCCAGACAATTTGATATTAAAAAATCAGTAGAAACTGCTACCAATCAAGCATCTGCTGGAACTGGCGGTGGAATATCAGGATTTGTACAAACTGTAGAAAATCTAGGTAAAAGTGCATTGCAAAGTATCGGAAATATCGATACTAAAAAAAATATAAGTGCTGCACTATCACCAAAGAAAACAAAAAATGCAGCAGTAATCAATTTGTACATGCCAGACACTCTTGCTATGAATTATAATCATGAATATGGAGAATTAAATCTTGCCGACATAGGTGGTGGAATATTACAAGCAGGACAGGCCGCAGTTGGTGCTGCAAAATCTGTCTCTGAAGGATATGACAAGGGTGGGGTTTCTGGTGCATTTGGTGCATTAGGTCAGTCTGAAAATCTAACGGATGCAACAACAGCATTATCTGGACTTGGTGGAGGCACAGGCAAAGACTTAAATGATTTGTTTCTAAAGACACAAGCAAAAGCACTAAATCCACAGATACAACTTCTATATCGTGGTGTTGGTCTCAGACAATTTACTATGGAGTTTATGTTCACACCAAAATCAAAAGAAGAAGCAGACCAAGTTACTGCAATTATCAATACGTTTAATTATGCAGCATCACCAACTATATCTGGAACGGGAGGTATGTATTTTGTTCCTCCATCAGAATTTGAAATTAAATTTTTAATGGCAAAGACTGGAAACTTTTCTGCACTATCTGCTATGTTACAGAAAGCAGGAAACAGTATTATTCCTGGATTAGGAAATGCAGCAGCAAATTATTTGGATGGGAATCAAGGAACAGAAAACGATAGACTATTTAAAATTGGTAGTTGTGTTCTCGAAAGTATATCTGTAGATTATGCGCCTAACGGTTGGGCAGCACACGAAAATGGTGCACCAGTGCAAACTCGTTTGACTTTAGGATTTAAAGAACTTGATATTGTTGATAGAAATAGACTGAAAGCAGGAGAAGTTAGATGAAGTTCTTTGAAAATTTTCCTATTATTGCAATAACACAACCTAATGGTGTTTCTACTCTATCATTAAATCTGATGAAGAGAGTAAATATTGTTCCTTCTTTATTGAATAATCCTGCACTATTTTACAAATATACAGTTCAAGAAGGCGATTTGCCAGAGATAATTGCAACGAAATATTATGATGATCCATATCGTTATTGGATATTTCTTTACGGTAATCAAACAATAGACCCACAATGGGACTTAGGATTATCGTATCAAAATTTTAATAAGTATCTAATTGACAAATATGCAGAGGAATCTGGATTATCTGGTGTTGATGTATTATCTTGGACACAATCAACAGTAAAATATTATAGAAAACTAGTAACTACTGTTGATTCAACAACAAACACTACAACCATAAATGCATTTAATGTTGATGAAGACACATATAATAATCTTCCTGAACATTTAGTTACAACGAATGTATTTTCACCAGATCCTATAAGTGGAATCTCTGCTACAGTAACAACAACAATAAGCAAAGACACTTTAACAATATATGAATATGAAGACCAATTAAATGAATCTAAAAAAGAAGTCAATATAGTTAATAAATCATATTCAGAAGATATGGAAAATCGTCTTAAAACATTATTGGAAAAATAAATGGCAACATCATTAGCATCTTCAGGTGGGCAATCATCAAGCACAGGCGGTAACTCTCAAATAGGCGTAAGATATAGTAAAGACTATAATCTAATCGCAATAAATTTGCTTGGTGGAAATTTTCCTGTTGTAGATTTAAAACCAATGATGATTGAACTTTCATATTTTGAAGACATCTTCAATAATGCAGTATCAGGAAATATGTTAGTTGAAGATGCACAAGGTATGATTGAAAAACTACAGATGCACGGAAATGAATATATTCGATTTGCATTTGGTAAAGATAATAATCCGAATTTAAGAATAGACAAAATATTTCGAGTCTATAAAATCTCAAATAGAAGAAAAAGTTTAAACTTCGATACGGAAAACTATGTTATTCATTTTTGTTCTGATGAATTAGTATTGTCAAATCAATATAAGATTAGCAAATCATATAAAGGTCAAGGCGTATCTGATATAGTAAAAGATGTTCTGAAAACAAAAATAAAAGCACCAAAAGAAAAATACAAAGAAGCAAATATAGAAAAAACAAAAGGTGTTTACAGCATAATAGTACCAAATTTTAGCCCATTTGAAACACTTAATTGGTTGTGTTCATATGCACAATCAGCATCAGGTGGTGTCATGGGTAGTGATATGATATTCTATGAAAACGTCGAAGGGTACAATTTCAAATCTCTACAATCATTATTTAAAACTGATCCATATTTTACATATGAGTATCGTCCTAAAAATACATCAGAAAAAGATAATTATGGTGATGCAAGCAAACAGATATTTAATGTTTTGACATATGAAATATTAGACACATTTAATACTGTTGAATCTGTCTCAGAAGGAACTTTTGCAAATCGTCTTTTGTCTATTGATCCATTATTGAGAAGATATAAGATTGTAGATTTTAATTACAACACATATCAACAAAAATCAACACGATTAAATAATAATCCAGTAGTAAACAATCTACAAAATAGATTTGGACATGAGTTATATAATACTCCTCAAGGTAGTTATAAACTGTCGATGTCAAATGCAAATCAACAAGACTCAGAATACATAAAATCAAAATCAGGTTCAGTTCAAAATGATTATTTTTTTGAGACATTTGTATCACAAAGAAAGTCTCAATTATTATTAGCAAATCATATGAAAGTAAAATTCAGCATACCCGGTGACCCAAATTTGTCAGTAGGAAAAACAATCAATTTTAAATTATACTCCAACGAACCAGTTTCAGACAAACAATCAAAAGGTATTGACAAGTATTATTCTGGTAAATATCTCGTTACCGCAGTTAGACACATGATACAGTCATCAGAATATGTAACGGTATTTGAAGCAGTCAAAGATAGTACTGTTTCTAAGTTTGATTCTGTTGATAATGGTTCTTTGATATGGAAAAATACTGTTGCTGGAATTAAAGGATAATGAAAATGAATAATGCATACTTAGGAATGAATGGTTTTGTTTGGTGGATTGGTGTCGTAGAAGATAGAATTGATCCTTTAAAAATGGGCAGATGTAGAATTCGTATTTTTGGTTGGCATACAGAAGATAAGACACAAATACCAACAGAAGATTTACCTTGGGCACAACCTGTACTTCCGATAAACAATTCAGATGAATTCTCGACACCCAGAGAAGGTGATTGGGTCATGGGATTCTTTATGGATGGTGCATCTGGTCAGTTTCCAATTTATACTGGGGTACTTGCTGGCATACCAAAACCATATACAAACAATCCACAAAAAGGATTTACTGACCCAAGAAACGGAACACAATTAAACTCTGCCCCAAAGAAACTAGGTGAGAGTGCAACTAATTATCCTAGATATCCTGAAGAACCTACATCAAGTAGAGTATATCGAAACGAAAAAATTGATACAACATTGATAGGAAAAAGAAACGCAGCACTAACTAAAGGCGTTGCAATTGCTGGTGGTGGAACGTGGGATGAACCAAAATCGACATATGCAGCAGTACCACCATATGATGATGTAAAAGAAACTGAGTCTGGTCATCTATTTGAAATGGATGACACACCCAACGCAGAAAGAATTAATTTAGCACACAGAACAGGAACGTTCTTTGAAATCTATCCTGATGGTAGTCAAGTAACAAAAATCAAAGGAAAAAATTATGAAATTGTTGCTGGAGATGATTTTGTTAATATTCAAGGAAATTGTAACATTACAGTTAATGGAAATGCAAACGTTAAAGTATTAAAAAATGTAAAAATGGAAGTAACTGGAAATTTTGATGCGGCAATTGGTGGACATTGTTATATTGATTCAAAAGGTAACATGAAATTAACTGCACCCAGAATAGATTTGAACCCATGATAACTGGTAAATTTGTAATATTAGATGAAAGAAATATTAAAACATTCAGTAACTATAATGATATTCCTTCATCCTTTGACAATCTGATAGGTTTTGAACCGGATTATCCTAACCCTCCACACACAGAAGAACAACATAAAGCAATAGAATCTTATAGTTTTTTGCTTAATGATTTATTAAGGAGAGAAAGATATGCCAGCAGCAACTAGAGTAGGAGATGCAGATGTACCACACTGTTCAGGAATGGTAAGAGCTAAAGGGTCAGGAAATGTATTTGTAAACGGTTTAGCTTGGTCTAGACAAGGAGATGTCAATACTGCCCATTTGTTGCCTGGTAGTCCATGTCCTTCTCATGCGGCACCAATAACAAAAGGTTCAACAACAGTTTTCATAAACAAAATGGGAGCAGGAAGAGTTGGAGATGCAATATCTGGTTGCACTGCTGTTGCTGCTGGATCTCCTAATGTTTTTGCTGGAGGTTAAAATGTATTTGGATTTAATTAATAAATAGTATATGGCACAAACTCTACAAAAAATATATTCAGATTTAGATTTAACATTCACTCGTAATCCAGTTACGGGTGATGTTTCATTTAGCTATGATGACCAAGCAGTTATTCGTTCGGTCAGAAATCTACTCTTAACTAATTTTTATGAAAGACCAATGCAACCAGATTTAGGTTCAAATATGACAGCGTACTTGTTTGAACCTATGACAGCAATAACTGCATCAGCACTAGAATCTGAAATCCGTGATGTAGTAAACAATTATGAACCCAGAGCGCAAGTAAAAGACATTAATGTTATTGCAATAGAAGATAAAAACGCATTCTATATAGAATTGACATTTTTTATCGGCAATAATACACAACCAACTTCAGTCAATTTGCTCCTTGAGAGGAGAAGATAATGGCAGCAGCCAATAGTAATATTCAACTAACACAATTAGACTTTGCCGACATCAAAGCAAGTATAATCAATTATTTAAAATCGCAAGATACATTTAAAGATTATAACTTTTCTGGTTCAGGCCTGTCTCATCTTATTGATATTCTTGCGTATAACACACAATATAATGCCTATTATTTAAATATGGTAGCAAATGAAATGTTTTTAGACACAGCATTACAAAGAGAATCTGTTGTGTCACACGCAAAACTGTTAGGTTATGTTCCTAAATCTGCTACTGCACCCACTGCAACAATTAATCTTGTAGTCGGAAACAACGTCGATTCGTCATTGACTTTACCGATATATACAAATTTTGTTTCTCAAGCAATCGACGGAGTAAACTATAATTTTGTGACCGCCGATTCACACACCGAAAACGTTACCGACGGAGTAGCAAACTTTAGTGATATTATATTAAAGCAAGGTACCGTTGTAAATTACTCATTTACGGTAGATATTGCAGCTAATCCTGCAACTATATTTGAAATACCCGATTCGAATATTGATACAAGTACATTGAAGGTGTATGTTCAAAATTCATCAATTGACACTACAACATATAACTATAACTTAGCTGAAAACTTTTTGACAGTATCAGACACAAGTTTAGTATATTATCTCCAAGAAGGATTAAACGGTAACTATGAAATTTATTTTGGTGATGGTGTTCTTGGTAAAAAATTAACAGACGGTAATATAGTAAGAGTCTCGTATGTATCGACAGAAGGTACATCAGCAACAGGAGCAAACAGTTTTGTCTTACTTGATTCAGTATATGGATTTGCCAATACAACAATATATCCTGTTCTTTCAGCATCAAACGGAACAACAAAAGAATCAATCGACTCTATTAAGTATACTGCACCAAAAACATATTCAGCACAAGGTCGAGCAGTATCAAAAGAAGATTACATATCAATCATACAAAACAACAAACTAGGAATCACTTTTAGTTCTGTGAGTGTATGGGGAGGACAAGAAAATAATCCTCCATCATATGGTGTAGTTTACATTTCATTAAAGCCTACGGGCAGTTATCTTCTTACTGAAATTCAAAAACAAAAGTTAATCGAAGATGTCATTAAACCAATTTCCGTACTGACTGTTGAACCAACAATTATAGATCCAGACTATACATATATTAAATTTTTTGCTAACATTCTTTATGATGCAAAAAATACAAATTTGACATCAAATCAAATAAAAGAACAAGTCACCAATTCAATAAGAAATTATTCTGCAACAGTACTTGATACTTTTAATGCGACTCTATCATTGAGTGATTATAATAATATAATAAGAAACACTAATCGTTCGATAGTATCTAACGAATTAGCAATAAAAATACAGAAAAAATTCTTACCTTCTTTGGTTTCACCAAAAACATATACTCTGTCTTTTGGAACTCCTTTGATGAGAGGAATTTTAAATAGTGGAATATCATCGTACCCATCGATGAGTTTCAGAGATCCAGTAAATGCGACCAACATAATATCTGGAGTATTTTTAGAAGAACTACCAATTTCAACTGGTGGTGTTGAATCGATATCAATACTAAATCCTGGTTTTGGATATCAATTTGCACCAACGGTAGAGATACTCGGTGATGGTACTGGTGCTACCGCAGAGGCGACCATAGATTTGAATGGTAGAATCTCAAAGATAACAGTTACAAATAAAGGTAGTGGATACACAAGTTCAGTAATTAAGATTACAAATCAGAGTGGAGACACCTCTGGTCAACTTGGTGCTGCTACCGCAACATTAGAAGGTAGATATGGTACATTGAGAAGTTATTACTACACAGCAAATAACACAGTAAAAACTATTTTCAACTCAAACGCCGGAACAATAGACTATTATTCTGGTACAATAACATTAAATAGTTTCAATCCATATTCAATTGACGATCCACTTTCACAATTAACTATAACTGCAACTCCAGATACTACTATAATTCAATCAACTTATAATAAAATTATAACTCTTGACCCTTATGATCCTACAGCAGTTCAGGTTACAGTATCAACTAAAAAATAATGATAAAAAATAGTCATAAAACCTCGTTACTAATACCATCGCAACTCCCAGAGTTCATCAGGGATAATCCTGACTATGAAAAATTTGTTGCATTCATTCAGGCATACTATGAGTGGATGGAACAGAATGGTGGTGCAACTGACGGATCAAAAAACATATTAAATTATGCGGATATTGATAAGACTAGTGAGGAATTTTTAAATTATTATGTCAATGATTTTTTACCAAACTTTCCATCAGAAACTCTTGTCGATAAAAGACTTGCAATAAAAGTAGCAAAACAATTATACGAAACAAAAGGAACACCAGCATCATATCAATTCCTTTTTAGAGTTCTGTTTAATTCTGATTTTGATTTATTCTACACAAAAGATGCGGTACTCAAGGCATCATCTGGTGTATGGTACATACCAAAAAGTTTAAAATTAGCAACGACAGATAAAAGATTCTTAAAGACAAACAATTTAAGAATATTTGGAGAAACTTCAGGTTCTATAGCAACAATAGAAAATACTGTCGTGTCAGGAAACAAGATTGAAGTCTTCATTTCAAATATCGAAAGACTGTTTCAATCAGGTGAAATAGTAAGAATTGTTGATAATTTAAATCAAACACTTTATTTTGATGGTGTTGGAACTATAGTTCCTGAAAGCACATCGACAACAGTAACGATGGACAGTAGTGCTATAACATTTGATAGCACAGAACTCAATATGGATAATGGAAACGCATCCATATTATCCGCAAAACTCGTCGGTCAAGTCAATCAAATAAAGATAGATCCAAACAACAGAGGACTATTCTATAGTATTGGTGATCCCGTAGTTGTTCATGGTGGAACAATCACTAAGAATCCTGTAGAGGCGTCTGCTGTTGTTGGTGACATAACAAAAGGTTCAATAATCTCCATTGATGTTCTCTCTGGAGGATATGGTTATACTCAAGCACCAAATACAAGACTCATAATATCTAATGCTCCAGGTGCGATAGCAACACCGGCATCATTTAATCCTTCACCAGATGTTACTTCGAACGTAAAGATATGTACTGATACAATTACATTAAAAAGATTCATTACAATTGGAAATTCAAGTTTGAATTTTGCCAACGCGGCGAATGGTGGAAATGCAAATACAACGTTACTAGAAGCATTTACTTTTACATCATTCCAAACCTTTCCTATAAGTTCAGTTTATGTAAACAATGGTGGCGGTGGAATATCTGTACAACCAACAATATATGCAGATTCAATTTACTATACGGATGCTCAAGCAAACACCGCAGATTCAGAATATGGAATTGCACATTTAGTAAAATTAGGAATACTAGCACCAATACAAATAGTTAATCCCGGTACAGGATATCGAGCGAACGACAAGATAGTATTCACTAGCGGAACAGGTTTTGGTGCATATGCTAATGTTATTTCCGTAACTGCAACTGGAGGAATAAACACAGTTTCGTATGTGTCTGGTTCGTATCTCACACCAGGTACTAAAAATCCATATCCTCTAGGTGGATTAGGATATAAACCAGATGCATTGCCTACGCTGTCAGTACAGTCAGCAAACGTAGGTGCAGCAAATGCGGTATTAGTTGTTACTGGAATATTAGGAGACGGAGCACAGTTCTCTCCAACAACAGATAGAACTGGATCAGTCACTTCAATTAATATTACAAATTATGGTGAAGACTATTCAAGTACACCAAGCGTGTCAATTAAAATTCAAGATGTTCTTGTTTCGAATGTATTAGTTGCAACTCCTCCAGCAAAAAATGATTTGGTTTATCAAGGAGACACAATAAACACCGCATCGATGTTAGCATATGTCGATTCGTTCAACTTAATACAAGAAAATGTTGATCCAACACAATCACTGTACAACATCAGACTATATGATTACAACAGAAGAATAGACACAAATCTTCCTATAAAATTTGTGGGCAAGCAAATCAATCTTACCCCAGCAAACACAACATTTGAAGGAAGAAATTACGATACTAATGGTATCAAAATATATGGTGACGGAAAAGCAAAAGCATCAGCAACATTCCTGAATGGTCTGACTTATGGTCAAGGACAATATATCTCCACAAAAGGATTGGTAAGTTCATTTGATGTTCTACAGAGTGTAGATTACAACAACTATACATATCAAATTACTGTAGAAAAAGAAATTGAAAAATATAGAGACACTCTACTAAAACTTATACACCCGAGTGGTCTAAAGGTGATAGGAAGATATGCAGTAAAATCAAATTCAGATTATTATTTCCATGCTGTAGATGCATACAGTAAAGGATATCCTTTAGCATACTATACTGAATATCTAGGAACAACAGTAACAATCAATACTGATTTTGATAACAAAACAAACAATATTATACAATTTAATAATTTGGCAGGTGCAAATCTAGCAGGATTTATTTTTGCTGCAAACACAAATCAAAGTGCAAGTGTCATAGAACTTTCACCAAGAAATGGACCAAATATAATTTCTGAAGTTGTTTCTGTTGACCCGATTGCAAACACTGTAACATTGAAGAGTAATGCGTGGCTAACGTTCTCTAACGTCGCAATCGCAACATCAAATCTCAACTCAAATACTATAAATATAGTACAACTAACGGGTTATTATGATTATTATAATAACGGAAAGTATAGCAACACACAATATCCACTAAAAGATATAGTGTTTGCTGGAGATTTAATAAAACTTGGTAGTAGCATCGGAACAGTAAAAAGTGTTGATTATGTAACAGGAATTATAACACTAACGTCAGATTTCGGTGAAAGTGCTAATTCGTATTTGTCAGTAAGAAGAACCTTCGTTGCAAACTCATTGAACCAAGTATACATTTACGGTACAGTAGGATTGCAATACATACCAGAATTAACAACAGAAGATGGCCGAACACTAATAACAGAAGATGGATTAATAATTCTATTGGGGTAATACATGTCCACCGTAAAGATTTCTCAATTAGCAAAAATACAAACACTTGACGCAAACACATCAAATACACTATTCGTCGGTGTTGATATTCCTTCTGGTGTTACTGGAAAAATTACAGCAACAACAATAGCACAAAAACTATATTCGTATAACCAACTGAATGTAGGTAACAATTCAATCATTTTACCAAATGTTATTGCACAATTTTCTGGGTCAAGTTCAATCTACAACCAAGTAAATCTACAAAATATTAATGGTAGTGGTTCAGGAGATTATGTAGTAACTGCAAACAACGGTACGGATGTAACATATTTCATTGACTTAGGTATAAATGGTTCTTTATATTCTGATCCAAATTATTCTGCTATGTCGAGTAATGATGGATATCTGTATGTTCAAGGTTCTCCTTCAGCACCAGCAGTAGGAAATCTTGTAATTGGTACTGCGGCTAGTGCAGCAAATATTGCATTTATGACTGGCGGAACACAATCACAAAATATCAGAGCATTCATAACCAATCAAGGCATTGTCTTGAGTGGAAATAGTTATTTTAGATTTAATGATGGTAGCATTCAAACTGTTGCTGCTGCTCCTTTTGTGTATACTCAAGCAGCGTTTAATACTGCAAATAGTGCTACATCAAATACTATCATAAGTCAAGGAATTAACTTAACTCAAAATACCGCGATCCAATCCGCTTACAATCAATCTAACACTGCACAACTATTAGGACAAGCGGCATATAACCAAGCAAATGTGACTATTGGTGTTGATGCTACACAAAATGCATCCATTACTGTAATTCAAGGTGTTGATGCTACACAGAACTTAGCAATAACATCAGTATACAATCAGCACAATACAACATCTTTGATTGCACAATCATCGTTCAACAAAGCAAATAATGCTCTTGCAAATACGACAGGAACATTTGCTGGTGATTTAAGTGTCAGCGGAAACATATCTGTTTTAGGAACAACAAGTTCTACTGGACCAATCACAACAGGTAATCTAATTATCTCTGGAACAACTAGTCTAACCGGTAACGTTAACATGAATGCAGCTACCTATATGACGGGAGCAGTTACAGTCAATAGCACAATGTTACTTGCTAATAGTCTCTTCTCACCGACACAAGCAGCATTGACAATTAGTGCATCACCTACAGTTGTACCACCAGCAAATGATGGTTACATGATACACATTTCTGGAAAGAATGGAGTACCATCAAGAATAGTATCAGACTCATATGGTACAGGCTCATATTCAGTATATGCGTCAAGAACTGCTAGAGGAAACGTATCTAATCCATCACCTGTGCAGGCCGGTGATATCATTGGACGTTTCTCTGCTAATGGGTACGGTAATACAAAGTTTCAACAATTTGGAACTGGACGTATAGATTTTGTTGCAGCAGAAAATTATACAGATACAACAACCGCTTCACAAATTCAATTCTGGAATTGTGCAGCAGGAACAAATACACTAACTCAGATTGCAACATTCAATGGAACCTCTGTTGTGTTTGCTGGTGTCGTTAATCCACAAAAAGGATTACTATTATCTCCCAATGTTCTTTCTGGCATAACAACAACATTAAATATTGATATTGCGAATAATTCACTTTACTATTTTAAGACTAATGCAACTACAACAATCAATCTAAGTGGATTTGCGACAGGTAAGATTGTTGAAGTTTGGTTGACAAATACCGATACAGGTGGTGGTTCTAATCATACTATTACACACGGATGTCTAGCAAACAACTCAACAATCGGTGCCACATCATTCACACTGGCATCTCTTCATTCCGCATATCTAAAATATTTTAGTATTGATGGTGATTTAGCAAACACATATGTTTCTGTTAATTATTCATAATAAATAAATCATGGCAAATAAAACACTACTGACAAATTTAGCAAAGACCTCATCCGTACTACAGACGTATCTGGCCCCAGAATCCATTAGCATATTGAGAGATTTGCCTATCGTCGAATTATATGCTTTCTTAGCAAAGGTCGAACCTTGGAATGATGAGAATAATCCTCCAAACCCAATACAAGACCAAAAATCATTAAAACAAATATTTAATAATATGTTTGTTGTGAAGAAAATATCCACATATGATATTTCTCCTGTTGCACAAAGAATAGATTGGACATCTGGTGTAACATATGAATATTACAGAGATGATGCTGATATGACAGAACTTGACCAAAATGGTCTTTTGGTCAGAAAATTTTACGTAATGAATAGATACTATCAAGTCTTTAAGTGTCTATGGAATAATAACTATTCACCGGCGACTGTAGAACCATATTTTGAACCAGGAACATACGGAACAAATAATATTTTCAATGGTGCAGATGGATATAAGTGGAAATATTTGTTTACTGTAGATTCGGGTCTAAGAAACAAGTTCATGGACAAAACATGGATTCCTGTATTCCCAAATAATCCATCACCATCAGCACTAGATACCTCAGCGGGGTCAGGAAATCTAGATGCCATAAATGTATTGAATGGTGGTTTTGGTTACGATCCTGGAAATTATCCAGTGACAGTTGTTATTACAGGAGACGGTACTGCATCGAATGGTACACCATACACAACAGCAACAGCGGTTGCAGTAATAACAGCAGGTGTAGTAAAAGATATTATTGTGACCGATACTGGTAAAAACTATACCTATGCAAATGCTTTTGTTTCGTCTATTGCTGGAACAGGATGCATATTAGCCGCAAACACAGTATCTCCAATTGGTGGTCATGGGAATGATAATGTTTCCGAGTTAGGATGTTCTCACGTTATGCTTACGGTCAGTTTCAATGGTTCAGAAAACGGTTTTATACCTACAGATGTTGACTATCACCAATTAGGATTAATTGCAAATCCATATGCTACATCGACCTATCCAAATCCAGCAAACGGCGCAATATATAAAACAACAACAGATTTGGTTGTTGCTGCTGGACAAGGTTTGTATTTACCCGACGAAATAGTTTGGCAAGGAACATCAGCCGATCCCACTCAACAAAATATCGATGAAGCATTTTTTTCAGCAAAAGTTGTTAGTTTTGACCAAACAAATAATATATTACACACAGTAAGTGTTAGAGGTACTCCAATATCAAACCAACCGTTGTTTGGACAATCTCGTACAGTTCGAACACTACTGAGTTCTTCATATCCAGACTATGTGATTCAATCTGGATACATCACATATATAGAGAATAGAACTGGAATACAAAGAAGTTCTGACGGAATAGAACAATTTAAAATAGTATTAGGTTATTAGAGGAAAAAATATGGCCTTAAATTTTAATGTCGATCCATACTATGATGATTTCGACCCATCGAAAAATTTTCATCGTATACTGTTCAAACCTGGTTATGCGGTTCAAGCGAGAGAACTCACGCAAGCCCAGACGATATTACAGGATCAAATTTCCAAATTTGCAAATCATATTTTTTCACAAAATACTCCAGTAACTGGAGGAAAAGTAACGACAAATAGAAACTGCTTTTTCCTTAAATTAAATTCAACATATAATGATGTTGAAATTGTTGCATCACAGTGGAAAAATAAAATTATTCAAGATTCCACAGGAACAGTTCTTGCAAGAGTTCTTACTACCGTCGAAGGAACATCAACTCCAACAACAGTAGGAGATCCACCAACACTTATTATAAGTTATCTTTCTGGTGTTAAATTTGCAGACGGTATGGTCATCACACCAACCGACGGAACAAATATTTTTGCAACGACAATAGGAACTTTAGGTTCGGGAGAAGATTCTTGTACAGGATATTCATCTACAGCATCAATATCTGAAGGTGTTTTTTATGTTGTTAATGGATATTCAATTTCTAATACAGAAAATCCAGATGGTACATATTCAAAATATTCAATTGGTAATTTTGTAACTGTTCTACCAGACACAGTAGTTCTAGAAAAATACAGCAGATTTCCTTCAGTAAGAGTAGGTCTACAGATTAACGAAACAATAATTGATTCCGTTAACGATCCGTCTCTTTTAGATCCTGCCATTTCTGCTACAAACTATCAAGCACCAGGTGCAGATAGATATAAGGTTTCTCTATCATTAGTAGCATTACCACTATCAATTGGTGGTGACGATAATTTTATTGAATTGATGAGAGTCGATAAAGGTAGCATAATAAAACAGGTAGACGAAACATCATATTCAGATATCAATAACTATATCGCAAAAAGAGATTATGAAACCAATGGTGATTATGTCGTAAATGATTTTAGAATTACTGCAAATCCTATAGTTTCTTCAAATGGTGCAAATCGCTACTATAATGTTAAGGTAGGCAAAGGTGTTGCATATGTAAGAGGATATCGCGTAGAAAATCAATCCGAATTGACGATACCTAACTACAGAGCAAGAGTTGTTCGGCCAGTTAAAGGTAGTTCTTTATTCGTAGATTATGGTGGTTATTTTTACGTGGATACAGTAAAAGGTATTTTTGACGTAACAACTTTTCCACAAGTTGATTTACATTGCGTTCACAGTGCTAATATTGTAAGTTCAAATGCAAAGACATATAATTCTACCTTGGTTGGTACTGGTGTCATAAGAAACCTTCAATACGTGACAGATAGTGGAAGTTCAAACACATCAACATATGTATTTAAGTCATATATTTCAGACATTGTAAACAATACATTGTCGAGCAATTGTACATCAGGTTCAACTACATCTAATGTACAATTTTTTGATACCACATCTACTTTCTCCGTATATGATAATTCATATGTTGGTGCGACACTAAAAATTCTTTCAGGAAGCAATCAAGGTGTATCAAAATTAATTCTTGCATATAATGCTGCAACAAAAACAGCGATAGTCGATTCTTTATTTCCTATCGCACCAGATGCTAACACCACATTTAGTTTGATATTACCTCTAACTACGGTAGATTCTGTTGTTCAAAAGACATCAACAAGCAACTATAGTCTAAAATCGAAATCAGAAATCAATGTACAATATGGTAAAGTAAATGGAATAGAATCAGGAAGTGCAATTTATAGTGACTCTGGAACTCCAGAATTAATATACAATCTAGGTTCAACATATATTGCATCTGTAGCAAACACATCATATACTACAACTAAAGTTTTTAGAGATAGAACATTCAGCTCGGTGGGTGGCTACAACACAATTACAATATCAATGCCAGCTGGTAGTCCTCTAAAATTTACTGGGTCAGGTGTTTTAGGATCAGACAGCAAAAAACAATTATTTACAATAGTCGACCAGTCATCAAATAACATTCTAGACCTTTCAAGTTCTGGTAATACTATTACTATAACTTCTGGTACAACAGCAACAATAAATTCTTCTAGTTATTCTGGAAAAACAGTAGATATTATTGTAAATGATATTCAAGTCAGTGAAGGAGATTTATCCACTTCGTATGTTTTAAAATTAAAAAATCTCACACTTGGTAATACCTCAGTGGTTAGTACTGCTGGACCAGATGGAATAATAAATTCAAATACGTATGTTGATTTAACAAACGGACAAGTTTACATCAAAAATGCAATAGCATCATATGGACAACTATCGTTATATGTTTCCGATGTTAAGAGAGTCGTTAAGATTATCGACACATTGAATTCGAATACTGTACCAACAGTTGACATGTTAAATTCATCATCATATGACATAACAAGTAACTTTATATTTAACAACGGACAAAAAGATAGTTATTATGACCACGCTTATATACAACTTAAGCCTGGAGCAAATAAGATTTTAGGTAATCTTCTTGTTATTTTTGATTTTTATAAACATTCTGGTGGCGACGGATGTTTTGATATCAACTCTTACGTTTCTACGAATGTAACGTCTAAAGAAGATTACATGCAAATACCCACATACACAAGTTCTTCTGGTGTGGTTTACAACCTAAGAGATTGTGTTGATTTTAGACCAACAAGAAAAAATGGAACGTCTACCTTCACATTTGACTATACTGGTAATCCAACAAGCAGCCAAGATGATAGTGGTGTTTTAATTCCAAATAACTTGACGAATTATAATTATTCGTATGATTTTTATCTTGCAAGAAAAGATAAACTTATCGTAACAAAAGATGGAATTTTCAAAATAATAAATGGTACACCAGATATTAACCCAGAATATCCAGTAGAACCAGATGGGTCATTGGTGCTTGCAGAAATAAGTCATGATCCATATACCGGCTATGTCCCAGGTGAAGGTCCGGTAAACACAAGACCAAATCTATCTTTGAACAAAATATTGAACAGAAGATGGGCAAAGAGTGATATTACAAAATTAGAGGCAAGAGTAAACAACCTCGAATATTATACATCATTAAGTTTACTTGAACAAAAAGCACAGTCATTACAAGTAAAAGACGAAAACGGATTAAATCGTTTCAAAAATGGAATTTTGGTTGACGATTTTTCTTCATACTCTACCGCTGACATAAATCAGAGTAACTATATTTCTAATATAAACATTAGAACTAAAAAATTAAGCCCTGTGGTAGATATTAAAAACTTTCAACTACAGAATCCGATAGTGTTAAGTGGTTTAGGTAGTATTACCGATGCAACCACCTATAGAATTCACGGTATTCATGGTTCACAAACAAATATATTTACGTTACCATATACAACAACACAATTGCTTGCACAACCTCTTGCAAGTAGTGTTGTGAATGTGAATCCATTTTCTGTTCCTACACATGAAGGTATTTTAAGGTTAAATCCACCTATCGATAATTGGATAGATTCGGCTCTTCGTCCAACGATTTTGTCTGGACAAGAAACATTTAAAGTTTATCAATCAGACCAACAAAACCAACTGACTGCTGTAACTGCCGGAGACTTTGCCACGATTCCTGGAACACCACTACAACAGGCAACAGACACAAACACAACAACAAATGGTCTTTCAGTTGATAATGGATATTTGATAAACAATAATATTTCACCATTTATTCGTCAGCAAAAGATTGCCATTAAGGCCAAAGGATTATTGGTAAACTCACCAATAAAAACATTCTTTGATGGGATAGATGTTAGTCAATATATGACAGTTCCAAATACAATAGAAATTACAAATGTCACAGGCACATTTAATGAAGACGATGTAATTGGTTTTTACTATTCTAATAAATTTAATCCAATAGGAAAAGTTTTAGACACACATTATTATCCAGAATCGACCCAAACGATGCCATTTGGTGATGTGATTTATACAAAACCTAGTCTCAGACTATATGTAATTCTAATCCCTGGTTATCTATATGCTCCAGCAGGAACAAAACTACAAAATGCTCAATATGATGTTAACGGAAACTATTTAAGCACAACAGCATCAGCAGATATAGTTGGTTCGACAGTGCAAGACATTCACGTATCCGGTAGCGTATCTGGTGTTGGTGGTGCTACATATGACATCAATGGAGTAACACAAACCAATCAGGTATATGCAGTGAAGAATTTAAGCAATTGGAGTTCTTTCTTAAATCAGCATGGAACCTGGGGTAATATTACTGTTTCTAATGGTGATGTTACTACACCATATAATGCATCATTTAATGTTCCTTTTAGTGCAAATGGAACATATACCTTTATAGCATCAAGTACAGGTTCTTCTATAACATCAATAGATGGTTCAGTTATTTCTGGATTGAATAGTGCAAACCCATCATCGACAACAGTCATTGGTGTTAATGTAACAGCAGGTACACACATCATTTCTTGGGTTGCGACAAATAGTTCTGGACCTGCTGCGTATGCTCTTGTTGTTCAAGATCCAAATGGAAATATAGTATTTGACTCGGTATCTCCACCTGGAGTTGTATATGACTCAGTTACCAAGGATTATAAATTCCCTGGTGGTGGATACTGGTTCAGTGGCGTAACAAAAGTAAAACTTGACCCAAATGCATCTAATATTGATGATTATTATACAGGATCACAGATTAGCGTAACATCGACTTATGTTGCAGCAACTCAAAGTCAGACGGCAGCTACAGTTTATGTTGCTCCACCTGATGTATATGTTCCTACAACTGTTGTAGGAACTGTTCCTACAACACCAGTCTGTGTATATCCTCCTCCACCACCATACTGGCCACCGGTCGAACCACCGGTACCAACACCAACGCCACCTCCAGGATCACCGCCGACGGTGATTGTCGAGCCGCCACCCCCTCCGCCTCCACCTGCACCAGTAGAGGTTGTGACTAGCACACCGTATAGTTTAGGTAGTTATCTACAAGAAGTTGCCTCTGGTGTCGCTAATATCAAGAACAACGGAGGAGGTTCTTCAGCCAACGAAACTGCTGCAAGTAGAATAGCAAGAGGTACGGCAATATTCGTACAAAATTTTGTGCAGAACACTGGTTCTGCACCGACAAGCGAGCAATTGAACAAGGCGATAGGAGCAATACAATTACAAGATAGCTCATACACCGGTCAAGAAAATGCAATGAAGAACATAGGAAGCGTTAAATTCTTGACAAATGACCTTGGAGTATCTGTGAAGCCAGGAGCAACAAATATTCCAGACATAAAGATAGACAAAGCGGCCCAGACAAAAGATCCAGCACAGGCCTTAGGTGTATATCTTGCAAAAGCAGGTACATCAGAATCACAATTAATAGCTCAAGCTCAGGCATCTCCATTTCAAGGAGTAGGAACTGGACTAATATCTAATATTCCAGACACACAAAGAGTAATAACGTATTCTGGAGATGAAGTAATATCAACAGTAATAAATTCTCCAGCAGTTGTTGTTGGTGGTTTTGTAGGAAGTGGAAAGTATGGCGATATAATTTACACAAAACTTGATGTGGTAACCGAAACATTACCACCACCAGCACCAGCACCGAGTATTTCAGAATGGGATGACACTTATGGTTTTGACCGCTAAGGAATAAAAATGGCATATTCATATTCAACAGATTCAGTAGCATATTCTGCGAAAACTTTCACATTTAGTGCAAATATTGTATCATATAATGCAGCAACAAAAATTGCTACATTAGATAGAAAGATTGACGTTTCGTTAGGATATAATTCTGGTATAAAAGATTTGACATCACAATATAGCATTTCAGGTATGTCAAACAATATATCTTCTGCAATTTCTTCTGGTAATTCTCCTCCAAGTTTTTCTACAGATGAGACTGGAAAATTTATTGGTATCTTTAATGTTCCTGGTGGTATATTTCATGTTGGACAAAGAGTATTCAGAGTAGACAATAGAATTATTCCTAGTCAACCCGAGACAGCAACATCATATGCGGAGGCCATATTCTACTCAACTGGATTAAGTGGTAAGGTATCTCAAACAGAATATTCTGCATCGTTTGATCCTACAAGTTCTCACTTTTTTCAATCTAGTGAGGCACCTAGAGTCATAAATGTATACACTCCGCACGATCCAATAGCACAAACTTTCACAATAGGAAAAGATAATTTTCCTAATGGTGTTTTTATAAGTTCAATCAAATTATTTTTTGCAACAAAACCAACACAGAGTATACCAATTACCTTATCGGTTGTAGGAACGAATAATGGAATTCCTGGTGGTAAAATTCTAGATTATTCTACCGTGACACTTGATTCGTCACAAGTAGTAACATCATCGGCACCACATTATTTGGATTCAACAACATATACCGAATTTGTTTTTGATGCTCCAGTATATCTAAAACCAGATGTTTTGTATGCAATTCTTTTACAGTCAAATTCAGCAGATTATAATGTGTATATTGCTAGACAAAATGAAAATGCAATACTTTCAACTTCAAAAGCAAATCCCACTGATACAAATCCTACAGTACCATCGAAAATTGGAACTATTCCATTCTTAGGAAATCTATTTGAATCACAAAACTCACAAACATGGGTACCATTACAAACAACAGACCTCATGTTTGTAATTGACAGATGTATTTTTAATACTACTCCAATAAAAACCAATATTCCTTTCCAAGTACCAACTAATTTGGTGACTCGTAAATTAGCGGGACTAGAAGTTCAATACAAATTAGATTCAAATTCTATCAACTCTGTCTATGATACATTTGCATTACCAGTAGAGGTAGATGAATTTAATGTAACAACGACAGATTTTCTACCACCGACGACAGAAATATACTATTCATATCAATCATTGTATGGTAATCTTTCTTCACCTCAACAATCTGCAATTAAGTATATTACTCCAGGAAAATATGGTCTTCCAACACCAACAAATATTGATTTAGGTGATGGTAATGGTCCTAGAATAATTCATCCGAGAAGAAACGATTCATTTATAATGTATGCTGATATGTCATCTAGAGATTCGACAGTTTCTCCTGTGATATCTGATGATGGAACTACAATATACGGTATGAAATATTTTATTAATGATATGGGCATTTCAAACAATATCATTACTGTGGTGAATGGTGGTTCAGGATACAACGCATACACAACATCAGCAACAATAAGTGCATCTGATTATGGTGTGGCGCCAACATTAAGTGTGACTATAGCCAATGGTTCAATCACACAAGTTAGCGTATCACAAGATAGTGATGGTTCTGGTTATATCAAAACACCAACAATAACAATACAAGATGCAAACTCCTCACCAGGAACAGGAGCAGTAGTCACTGTTGCTGGAGAGACCTCAGCATCTGGTGGTAATGCGCTATGTCGTTACTACACAAAACCAGTTACGCTCACACCACAAAATGATTCTGGTGATTTAAGAGTATTCTTAACCGCATATTGGCCATACAAATCAAATATACTTGTATATTATAAGATATTAAATAGAAACGATAGCACAAAGTTTGATGATAGAAATTGGCAACTGATGACACTGGTCAATAATGTAAATACATATTCAGCAATTAAAAATGAAGTAATAGAGTATGAATTTGCTCCAGGAACATTCAATCAAGCAGATAATTTTATTTCTTATACCAGTGCAGGTGGAACAGTTTACGATTCATTTAGTCAATTTGCAATCAAAATCGTAATGGCCACTGACGATAATACTATTGTTCCTTATATTACAGATATGAGAACACTGGCATTACCACCAGGAACAGGAATATAAAATGAGTTTAGTTAGAGTAACCGGATCCAATTTCGTAAGAGACACAAAAAGTATGGGTCTGATTAATACGGACGAAAATTCTAGAAATGAATATCAGTCAAAAGTTCAAATGTTAAAGACACAAAAAGAAGAAATAAATAAAGTCAAGTCCGAAATTGCTGACTTAAAAAACGATATTTCAGAAATAAAACAATTAATGATTAATCTATTAGGTAAGGGTTCAGATGGCTAATACATTCGCACTCCTAAGTTATGCAAATACATTTGACAATTGGATGGTTTTAACAAACAACCTGACAAAAGAGAATAATGATTTTGCGTTAAATAACTACACAAAGCCTACAGGAACTCTATATCTAAACGATCCAAATACTGGATTACAGGTAACCCAGGGAGCAATCTTTCAAGGAGCATTACAGGTTACTGGCATTGGTTCGTCTGCATATGTTCAAAATAATCTAAGCGTTGATAGACAAGTTTATTTTACCAATACTACATTGGGTCTGGTAAACTATGGTCAGGCAAATATTAATGGTACACTAATTGCTCAAGGACCAAATACTGGTCTTTATGTTGCAAACAACGCAAATATTGGTGGTAGTCTCTACGTTATCGGGAATGGAACATTTAATAATGACGTATATGTATTAAACAATAGCGATATTACCGTTTCTGGTAATTCTTATGTCGCTAATATTTCTTATACTGATACATTACAAGCTAACAGTAAAGCTATTGTTGGGGTATTAAATGTTTTTGGTCCTTCTTATACTGATACATTACAAGCAAATGTAAGAATTAATGCTCCACTTATAAATTCAACCGGACAAACATTAACAAATTCGTTACAAGCAAATACCAACATTAATGTTATTGGTACTACATATACCGATATACTGCAAGCCAATACCAGAATTAATACTGCTTCATTAATCGTAACTAATGGTATCAGTACATCCTCTATATTTGCATCAAATAACATCTATAGTTCTGGTGATATGCAAGCAAATGGTAACATGACAGTAATCGGAAGATTAACTGCATGTTCAGATTTTGTGGTTTCTGGTAATTTTGTTTTAAGTGGAAATACAGCATTTAATTTAAGTGAATTTACCTTAAATTCTAATCTGCCCAATGCTGATGCAAAAATTAGCGTAAACAGAGCACCAGGAACAAACGCATCAATACAATGGAGCGAAACAAGAAAGCAGTGGGAACTAAGAGACATAAACAATCCGAATAATAATTTTACATCATATTCAAAAATATTATCTGCAAATTCAATTAGCGATTCTGTTTCTCTTCCTAGTTCTGTAAATGTTGCAAGTTCTTTAGCAGCAAACACATTATCGAATAGTATAATTTCTATACAGAATACAGACCTAACGCAGAACTTAGCAATTACATTTGCTTCTAATCAAGCAAATATTGCACAGGCACTATCTCAAGGTGCATATAACCTAGCAAATACAACTGTTGGTGTTGATGCTACACAAAATGCTTCTATTCTAATCATACAAGGTGTTGATGCTACACAAAACGTAGTAATACAAACAACATTCAATCAAGCAAATGCTACACAAGCATTAGCCCAAGGCGCATATAACCTAGCAAACGTAACCATTGGTGTAGACGCAACACAAAATAATTTAATCACAATTATTCAAGGCGTTGATGCCACACAGAACATAGCAATACAGGCTGCGTTTGATAAAGCAAATACTGGTTCTAGTTCAGGAGCCGACCAATATGCAAGAAACGTAGCAAACTCTGCTGCACAGTATGCTAACACAGACAATACAGTTATTGTAGCAACAACATCTTCTGCAAATGGTCTCTTCATTCCTGTAATACAAGTATCCGCTAACGGTAGAGTATTGAGTGTTACAAATACTGCAATATTAGGAACTCAAACATCAGGAACAACTTCATCAAACACATATCTTGTAACATATTCAAGCGCCAATGTTGGAACAATAAGTGCAAACTCAATTACACTTTCTTCTCTGGGTGTAGTTGACTCCTTTAGTGCATCTACATATAGAAGTGCAAAATATTTGGCACAGATGACAGTCGGATCAAATTATCACATGCTAGAATTGAATTTAATTCATGATGGTATAAGTGTTTGGATTTCACAGTACGGAGAAGTTTTTAATAATGTTTCTCTTGGGACATATGATGCGTCGATTACTTCTGGTATCTTAAATCTATCTTTCAATCCTGTTTCACCAGGAACAACAATTAAGCTATTAAGAACTAATATTGTCGTATAATATAAATATAATCAATAAACTAGGGGGAGAGTGAACCTTGGCAACAGCAAGCAATTTTATTGTAAAAAATGGACTGACTGTAGGTACAACTCAGGTAGCAAACACATCAGGATATTGGACAGGTAGTGTTCATTCGGTATCTGTTGGTGGAACAGGAGTGACTACAAGTACAGGTAGTGGTAGTGCTGTATTAAATACATCACCATCAATAACTTCATCTAATCTGGTATCCCCCAAATTTCAATCATATAGTGAAGTGGTAAGTAATATAGGAAACGTTAGTGGTTCTGTAAATGTTGACCTAGGCTCTGCAAATATTTTCATTTACACACTAATAGGATCCACAACATTTACTTTTACCAATCCACCAGCATCAAATATAAGTAAACCTGTGACACTGATAATCAGACAAGATGGTGTGGGCAGTAGAACTGCGTCGTTTACTGGCGCAAAATGGACTGATGGTACAGCACCTACGCTCACAACCACAGTAAACAAATATGATGTTTTTACTTTTTTTACTGTTGATGGTGGTTCGTCATACTTCGCAACTTATGCAATGGCCAACGTAACGTAAAAGGAGAAAATATAAATGGCAATCGCTAAATTTACCGAAGTTTGTTTATATACAACTAGTTTAGTAAACCCGGTAGAATGTCACGAAATAAAGGCATGGTTAGACCATAGTGGAATCAACTATCGATGGCTCAACTACAACGATATCAATCAACTGCCTGAAGTAACAAAGGCACTCAATACTTGGTGGACCGGAAAAACAGTCAGCCAATGGCCTTTTATTGTTTATCGTTATGAGGAAGAAGAGAGTCCTCATCCAAGATACCTAATGGCAGATTTTATTGAAGGAGTTGAAAATATTAAATCTCAACTCCCAGAGGTACTTGCATCTTCACAAACCCCTTGGGTATAAACAATGCCGTTAGCACTTAACTCGACACTCAGAAGAACGATAGTACCAGCAGGAAGTTTAACTCTTTCTTCGGCTGGTTCGGGAACACTAGTTCTCCCGTTTGGTGTCGTTAATGTATCCGGAACAGGTATAGGTGGTGCAGGTAACGGAGGTACTGCTGGTACCGGAGGACCAGGCGGTTCCGGTGGTTCTGGTGGTACCGGAGGCCCAGCTGGAAATGGAGGCAATGCGGGTAATCCAGGAAACCAAGGTAATGCTGGAAATTCAGGAGGTCCTGGAATTAATGGTTTTGGAGGATTTGCTTATGGTGGATCAGGAGGGTCTGGCGGAAATTCTGGAGGAAATACCACCGTTGGAAATACACCAACAAACCAAGTTGGTATTGGTGCCGGAGGAACAGGAGGTGCGGGTGGCGGTGGCGCAATTTCACCATGGACTGGTGGATCAGGCAGTTCTGGTGGTTCCGGTTCAGGAAGTATTGGTGGTGTTTTAACTGGAGGCTACGGTGGAGATAGTGGTCCTGGTGCCAGTGGATACACAGGTAACGGTCCTTTTTTCTATAATGCAGGAGTCACAGCCGTTCCTGGTGCTGGTATAATACCAGCAGGAAACTCTAGAGCCAGCTCTCAGGGGCCCCAAGGACAATACACCACTTATCCAAATTCTGATGCAAACACATATCGTACACTAGGATCCGGTGGTTCTGCAGGCGCTGCTGTAAGAGCTAATTCAAACACCACATCACCAGTAGCGGCCTCTGGTGGTGGAGGAGGAGGCGGAGCAGGTGGTGGTGCTGACAACACATATATAACAGGATTTTCTGGATCGATAGGAAATTATGGTAATCCTGGTAGTTCAGGAAATAGTGGTTTTGGTGCAGGAAATGGAAATCCTGGTAGTAGTGGTAATTCTGGTAGTCCTGGTTCCTCAGGTAATCCTGGAAATCCTGGAGGATCTGGAAATCCTGGAAATTCATCAAGTATTCCAGGATATACATTTTCGGGAGCACCAGGAAATCCTGGAAACTCTGGTTCTATAGGAAATTCAGGTGGTATAGGAAACTCAGGAAATTCAGGATCAGCTGGAAATGCAGGCAACAATGGAATAGGTGGACCTGCTGGTTCTGGTGGTAATGGTGGAGCTGCCGGTAATCCAGGAAATCCTTCACCGGCGACATATGCGGCCACCGGTGGAGCCGGAGGACTTTCAGGTACCGCGCAGGCTGGGAGCTATGCTAGTGGCTCTACCACAAGTGGTTATACTCCTCTAGGACTCATTAATAGTGCTGCTGGATCACCATCTCCAAATTTCACTGGAACTGCGGGTACTGGTGCTGGATCGGGGAATTCTGGAAATCCAGGACCATCATCTTGGCCAGGACAATATGGTTCATCTGGAAATTCAGGTAGTTCTGGAAATCCTGGGAGCACTGGAACTCCAGGTAATACTGGAGCATCTGGAAGTGCCGGTAGTGACGGAACAGTAAGTTCATCAAACTGGTCTGCAAATTTTGCATTAAAACAATCTATTCCATACACAGTAGGTAGCGGCAACAAATCTACCGGGCAAATAACATTTAATTGGAGCAAACAATGAAGATTCCTTATTCATACGAGATATATAAATTAAACATTCAAACAGGACACATTGAAATTAAATATATGCCTGAAGATGAAACTCTTTCAGCAATACCTTATAATGTACCTATTATGTTTAATGAAGATGGTACACAAATGGAATTAAAAGAAAACATTGATATGTTTGCTCCTTACCGTGAATGGGCCGCACAAAAGTTTTTAATTCAAAATGCAAATACGATTCTTAATTTGACTGGAACAATAACCCCATGAAAGATTTTATTGGTGTATATGAGAAGGCGTTTACGTCTGACTTTTGTGATGGATTGATTTCGTATTACAAATGGTGTAAAGAAAATAATTATACGTGGCGCAGAGATGAAGCATCACAAGCAGAAAAAGATGATGAATCTTGTTTAGTAAATCCCAGTCATCATAGTGAAATCGATTTTACAGGTTCACACTTAAACGGATACATACGAGAATTCAATGGAGTCTTTTGGGACAAATGCTACACTGATTATGCAAAGACTTATCATTCACTAAAAACTATAAAAACACATACTGCATATACATACAAAGTCCAAGAAACACATCCTGGTGAAGGATATCATATCTGGCACTGCGAACAAGATTGTATTGAACACTCACGTAGAATTGCTGCGTATATTGTATATTTAAATGATGTTGAAGAAGGCGGGGAAACAGAATTTCTCTATCAAGCAAGAAGAGTAAAACCAACTAAAGGCACTGTTGTTATTTTCCCATCTTCATATACGCACTATCATCGTGGCAACCCACCACTTTCTAACACAAAATATATACTAACTGGTTGGTTGGAATTTCAATAATGTCAATATATCAAATTTTACCAAATGCTCCTAGAGCAGAATCGATTGCTCCATTTACCACATGGGAAGGGGCATTCAGTGATGAAGAAGTAGAAAAAATAATTGAACTGTGTGAAACTCTTGAAAAAACAGAAGCAAAAGTTGGTTCAGGAGAACAAGGAGTGGTCAATCCAGAAGTCAGAAAAACTACTATTTCTTGGTTAAAAAATTCAGAAGATGCATCGTGGATATACGACAGAATAGCATATGTGGGTAGAAGATTAAACAGTAAATTTTATAGATTTAATCTATATGGATTTATTGAAGATATACAATATACCGTATATGAAGAAAATAATGAAGGTCATTATGACTGGCATATAGACATTGGTCCAGAAAATGAATGCACTAGAAAACTATCTCTTGTAATTCAACTGTCGGATCCTTCGGAATATGAAGGTGGGGAACTAGAAATACTAACAAGTAGAAATCCAGAAAGTGTATTGAAACAAAAAGGACTAGCTGCTGGATTTCCTTCATATACTTTACACAGAGTTACTCCTGTGACTAAAGGAACACGCAGAACTTTAGTTATTTGGCTTGCTGGACCAGATTTCGTATAAAAATAAAACAACGATACCAACTAAATATATGTTGAACTCAATAAGATATAGAGGGCAACATGCCAGCAGGATATCAAGACCTTTATCTAGAACAAGGCACAACATTTAACACCGAATTAATATTGACTGATAACACCAACGCAGCATATAATCTCGTTGGTTTTTCTGTTAGCAGTCAGGCAAAAAAATCATACTATTCAGCAACTCCAGAAATTGTATTTGAAACAACTGTGGCCGACCCAGTTAATGGTATTGTTACTTTATTTGCAAGTTCAGACGTAACAGCAAACGTATCCGCAAGACAAAAACTCGTATATGATGTAAAAATGATAGACAACAAATCTAGTAGGGTAACTCGTGTAATCGAAGGTCAAATTTTCGTGTCACCAAAAGTTACTTAAGGATTAAGTATGCCTATAAAAGTAAAAATAAATCAAGGAAACCAACAGAGCGTTGTACACAATACAACAACATTTGTTGGCTCTGGTTCGTATGTAGCACAAATAGCGACAGCATTACAAATCGCAAACACCGCATTATATAATGCAAATTCTGCATATCAAGCGACCTTGGAATTGGCAAATACTAAATATGATAAGACTGGTGGATTAATCTCTGGAAATGTAAGAATTTCTGAGACTTTAGTTACAAATTATTTTAATGCGAACAATTTAATAGTAGATGCAGGAACTTTCTGATAACTACAATAATAGGAAATAACAAAAATGGCATCCAATACCGAAATTCTAATTAAACGTTCCTCGGTAACAAGTAAACCACCAACACTAAAATCAGGTGAACTTGCATACTCATATCTATCTAACACTTTGTTTTTTGGTACCGCGGGAGGTAATGGCACTGTAAATGTTGGTGGTCAATATTATACGTCAACATTAGATGCAGCTACCTCAGCAAACACTTCTGGTGCGCTAGTTAGAAGAGACGTTAATGGAGCATTTTTTGGTAGACTATATGGCAATGCAAACACAGCAGACGCCTGGAATACAGCAAGATATATCGGAGTTTCTGGAGAAGCAACCGGCGTTGTGTCAGTTGATGGTACTGCTAATGCTAATATTCCATTTGTTTTGACGAACACAGGAGTTGCTGCTGGACAATATGGATCATCAACATCAGTTCCAACAATTACTGTTGCCGCAAATGGTCGAGTTTTAAGTGTAACAACAAACAGCATTTCAACACTACTCAATATTTCTGCTGACGTTGGTGGAACTTCTAATGTTTACCTACTAAATCAGACATTAGGTATTGCCGGTGGAGTAGGTATAACTTCAACTGTTTCTGGTCAAACAATTACACTAGATGTTGATAACACAGTATTCAGAGCAAACACATCAGTAGGAAAACAATTAATTGCTGGTGATGTTGCAATTTCAGGAAACCTTTCAATAATAGGTAATGTAACATCTATTGACGTTACTTCATTTAACGTTTCTGATCCTCTAATTTATCTTGCTGGAAATAACCACACATCTGATATCGTAGACATAGGTTTTATTGGAAACTATTTTGATGGTGCAGACCAAAGACACGCTGGTATTATTCGTCATGCAGGAAACAAAGATTTCTATGTCTTTGATAACTATAATGGAGAACACACAACAAACGTAATTGATGTTGCAAATGCAAGTTTCCGTCTTGCAACATTACATACAAATCTAACTGCAAATACTGCCAATGCAGGAACATTATTTGTTTCCAATAAAGTTTATGGCGACACAACAAATAATACATTATTTTTAATTCCAAGTTTAAACTATGGCCCAGGAAAAAATGACCAATATGTCATTATTGATCCTACTGCACCGAACCATATTCATTTGCGTCCTGGTGGTGCAATTGATAGTTCAAATGCCGACATTTATCTAGGCGGTGAAAAAACTAATGTTCAGGTAAGTGACGGCGAAAAGAAAACATATATTCGTGCAAATAACTATACATGGACATTTAAACCCGATGGAGATTTATCTGCACCAGGAAAGATTATTGCAAATCAATCTACAGGAACAGTAGGTGGTGGATTTACATTCCAAAATGATGGTGGTTATGATTCTGGTATGTTCAGTCCGACCAATGGAGAAGTGCATTTCTATTCTAACAATCAAGATGCCGCAGAATTTACCACATCATATTTTAAAATCAAAAAAACGCCATACTTAACTTCAATTAATCACGGCGAAACTCTAAACCTTGTTTACATTAATGTATCTACTGGCGAATTAACATATGCAGCGGCCGCAGATATCAATCCAGATGAGATTGCTAACGGCGCCTATCGCATGTTCATTACTAATATAAATGGATTAGTAAAAACTAACGGCGCCGGAATAGAATTAGCAAACGGCGCGATACTAAAAGATACAACAACAAATGCTGTTGCTTTTGGTAAATATGCAGGCGCGATATCTCAAGGTAGTTATTCAGTAGCAATTGGTGATTCTGCTGGATACAATACACAAGGGTTAAATGCTGTTGCAATAGGCTACTCTGCTGGCAACATAACACAAGGAAACTATTCAATTGCAGTTGGTGACAATGCTGGACAAACAAATCAAGGCACATATTCTGCATCTTTAGGACATTATGCTGGTAATAGTGGACAAGGAACACAAGCAGTTGCAATTGGTGACCATGCGGCATCACTAAATCAAGGCGCATATGCAATTGCAGTTGGTGCTAATGCTGGAGGCAATGGATCCGCACAAGGAACTGGTGCAATTGCAGTTGGTTATAATTCTGGTTGGGGTGCAAATAACTATTCTGTCGCTCTAGGTTTTCAAGCAGGTGCGGCAGATGATTATGCACTAGGAAATTATGCGATTGCAATTGGTTATAAAGCAGGATTTGCTTCAGGATCAGATAATAGTATTGTTCTTAATGCTTCTGGTTCTGCACTAAATGCAACACAGTCTGGTCTTTACATTAATCCTATAAGATATGCAGCAACTCAAGATACTGTCGATGATGGTATTGTATTCTTTAATCAAACAACCAAAGAAGTTCGTTATTCATATGCCCTCGATGGAGGGTCATTCTAAATAATTTTTTAACAATGATAGGAGTTTGAAATGAGCAGTGAAAACAATATGGCAGAAAAGTACCAACAATATTATAATCAAACTATTGTTGGTATTTTAAATGATACCATGATAAAATCAATTTCTTTTCAGGCCAATATAAAATTAGCAAATGATATTATTGCAGAACAAGAAAATTTAATTAAAAATTTACAAACTGAGAATGAAGAATTAAAAAATAAAGTAGAAAATCAAAATACAAATAAAACAAATTTTGAAAATTCTAAAATTTCAGACTTAGAAAATAGTGTCAAATTACATCTAGATACTATTGATAAGTTGAGCAAAGAAAAAATAGAATATGAAAATATGAAGCACCAACTTCGTCATCTAGAAACATTTAAAAATGAATTGATTGTTGCCCGAACCGAAAATGAAAAATTAATTGATGACATTGAAAAATTAAATTCTGAACTTGAGTC